CTGGTTCCTTAATTGCCTCATTGTTATAATAATAGTTTCTCTGTTTAGTCATTAAGAAAATGTATTCATGTGCTTTAGTACATCTATCTCTCACACTCTCTGGCATTGGGTTAGGTTTATTCCATATAATATCCTGCCTCAAATGCCATCCATCTTTCCTTAAGGCAAATGCTAACATCCATGGGATACCCATGAGTTCCTTATCTTTAAATCCCTCTAACTTATTAGCACGTTTAGGTGTCTTCATAGGTAAGTCTTGTCTATTCTTTGCGAATGACTGTTTAGCATACTCACCAGTACCAGACTTATAGTTGTAGTAACTATCTCCTATGTTTAACCACAGTGTACCATCATCAGCAAGACAATCTCTCACTAATGACATGACCTCCACCATCTGTTCAATATATTCTTCTGGAGACTGTTCTAATCCTATTTGGTTTTCTTCTCCACCATAGTCTCTTAAACCGTAGTATGGTGGAGATGTAACACACATTCTTGGTCTATCTGATATACCAATAGATATTTGTGCTTTAAGTGTTCCTAATGTCTTACGACAGTCTCCATATAAAATTGTATCTCTCATTTTATTTTAGTAAGGTTTAGGTTTCCTGAAATATTAAAATTGAAAGATATTATTGTCTTTCTATTTTCATTGTTGGGCATCGCTTTATGAATCCAATGTGCTGGAAATATTACTATATCACCCTCCACAGTATCAAGAGTTTGTTGCTTTAAACTATAGGGTGGACATACAACTGTTCTACCACAATCTTTAGGATATTCTAGGTAATAAACTCCTGTAAAATGACCACTATGTATATGCCATCCATGAGTATCACCTTGAAGATATTGTTGATACCATACAGATTGTATGTCAATCCCACTGTAACCTAGAGTAGAAATTGTTTCTTTTATATCTTCACAAAAGTCGGATAGAAATATTTTAACCCAAGGTCTTTCAGTATTAGTAGAATTATACCAATCTAATTTTGAAATTCTATCACTATAATATGTGTCAACAACACTTAACTCATCATCTTTATTTTTATCAATTTCAGATAATATACTATCTCTAATATTATGATGATTAATTAACTTGGTTTTACATACACAATCAGTAATGGGAATTTTATCTATCATCTTTTCTCATAATAACTATTTCTTGGATCATCATAGTCTATCCAAGGAGACTCCCACCATTTGTGAGACTTCTTCTTTCTTCTTGGTTTATAACCCATCATTTCAAAGAAACGATTATGTCGTTTCCTATGATCTCTTTCATTAATCATCTTGTTACTGTAGAAATTGCTGGTTCACCTTTATTAAAGATAGTATCAACAACTGCCTCTACTTTACGTGCGGTTGATATACCAACTTTAGAATATACTGGTACACATACTAACCCATATTCCTTATTAACGCAACCCTTACGGATCACTCTGCCTATAGTTTGACTGATACCGATATAATCCATAGATCTTAAGAACAAGACTGCCTCAAGACCATTTACATTGATACCTTCAGATAGTATGCTATGATGTAATACAACAAACTTTGTATAATCATCCTTACCCCATTTATTTAATACCTCAAAGAACTTATCTCTACCTACCTTCTTACCATTGATAATAGCACCAGTCTTTGCTGTAATATACATCCAGTTATAACCACGTTCCCTTAAGTCAACACAGAAGTCAGTCTGTGATGTTAAGTTTACAATCTGTTTTGTTGACTTGGCACATATCAATACCTTACTCTTCTGTAAGTTATCAATAGATTCAATCATCTGCTCACGATCAACATCAGCAACCAACTCATGCTTATTAAGTAAACGTGACTCATATACTTCTACTTTTGGTGGTAGAATATATCCAGCATCAACTAACTTGGGTGCTGGTACTTGACATATTACATTACCGAATATATCACTATCATTCATACCTATCTTGAACGGTGTTAAACTATGTTTAGGTGTGGCAGTAAAGAAGTATGTACGATTAGCATACATTGAGAAATGCTCAACAGCACCTATGAAGTTCCTTTGAACACTGTTATGTGCCTCATCAAAGTAAACTACATCAACCACAATATCACTCTCAACTATTCTATGTAATGAATGATATGTTGTAAAGATGATTTGATGAGCATTTGCTTCACAACACATATTGTTATGAAGTCTAATCATATCCACTTTTGTTGTAGAATTATAGTCTGTCTCTCCACTATGTACGTGTAATACTTGAACACCACTAATCTCTTCCATAAATTCAGAACATAATTGCTCTGCTAATAGGATGCGTGGAGCAACTACTACAATGGTTGCTATCTCATGTGTACTGAATACTTTCTTGGCATCCTCTATCATACACATTGTCTTCCCACCACCAGTGGGCACAATCACTTGACCTTTTGGATTACTTGCCATGGCATCCAGAGCATCAAGTTGGTGTGGACGTAATGGCATCAATGCTTTGTAACTGAATATATTATAGCATAAAAAAACACCCTATCATGGGTGCTGTGACAGTTGTTCTACCGTCCCTTTAAATTATTATAGAACCTCGACTACAATCCATACAAAGGTATGTATGTGTTTTTATAATTCTACTTCAGTATTAAGATCAATGTCCACATATAAAAACTCCATTGATTCATTGGCATCATTAGCACCTTGATGTAATTCTTCAACATTAAAAATTTCTATCTTACCTTCAGTCCAATACACTTTCTTATTTCTATCTATCCATTCTATATAACATTCCTCATTTTTATTATTATTAGGAATTTTAATTGGTAATTGTATCCTTTTAAATTCTTTCCCATAAGGATTATAATCTCTATGAGGTTTTGCCTTTAATTTAGGTGGATACTGTATATAAGTTAAACCAAAAATTTCAGATTTTACTGCTATATCAAATACAGATTCACTAATAGATTTATGCGGATAGAATATTCTTTTTTTACCATACTTCAAATAACATATAATAATTTCATCATCCCAAATATTTTTATTTAATACTTTCTTATTAAGTGGGAAATTAGTATTAGATGCCCATTCATATAATCTTTGTAAGTCTAATTTAGTTATCATAATTTAGTAAATACACCAACAAAGGCATCATTAATATCAACATCATATTTCTTATTTGTTAATTTTACATAATTCATTTTCTCCAAAGTTATTCCATTTATAATAGGTCTACCATCAAAACAAATTAACCAACTATTATCATCACCTTGAAATGAATTTATTATTTTTCTTGCTGACCAAGGTTTATACTTACCAATACAATTAAATCCATACATTTCAAAATTCTCAAATGATTTATAGATTCTATCCGAACCAATTAATGTACGAAGATCAGTTATTTCTCTATTTTTTAATTCTATAAAATTAGATTCAAATGGTCTAGCAACTTTACCACTACCTTTAACTATAATTTGAAATTGAGTAACATTATCTTTAGCCGATTCTGATAAAATATCATCTTTTTCACCAAAAGCACCACATATAGAAAATTCTTCACATTTTTTGAAGTATCTTTTCATAATTCAATCCTTTTCATTTTAATTAATTCTTTATCACTATCTTTATTACATACCATACACCTACCTATTAAATCTCGTACCTCAAATTGACCATCAATATTAATATCTTCTACATCATTTACAATAGGATCTTTCAACTCCGATGCATCAACTTTAGGATTACCATAATATCTCATTAAACTTTTAACAAAAGTTTCATAACTATAATAATCTAATCTCGTAGTGTCTATAGCAATTGCTCTGTAATTATCAATATGTTGTGGAGAATGTAATCTAGCAAATCTGATAACCATTTGATTTGTCTCTGGTAGATATTCTTCAATCTTAAAAATACATTTCATTATTCTTGATTTTGCTGTATCCCCCAAGTAGTTATAATATACTTATCATTTCCCATAGGTGGATTACCTCTATGAGTATGTGTATATCCTGCTGGAAATATAATCAATCTTCCTGCTTTAGCATGAATCCTTTTACTAACATATAAAAATTCAGTCTCACCACCATCAAAATCATCATTCAAATATAGTTGAACTACAATAGATCTCGTACATGAAATAACAGTACCATTCTCATGATGCCATCTATGAAATCCACCTCCTTCTGGGATCTTTTTTACTTTAATATCATAAAATAAATATTGCTCTTGTAATAATATACTATATTCATTGAGATAATGATCTATCGGTTTCTTTATTTTATCAAGAAACTCCATTCCAATACTATTCCATGCCTTTAAACTATAATCATAGGATAAATTGGTAGTTATATGATCTGCGTCAACAGTTCTTTTTCCCTCTATATTTTTCTCATTAGACATTATTGACTTTTCAGTCATATCATTAATATCACGAATAAAGTTTTTACATTCTTCAGGCGTAAAAACATCATCATAAACTTCAATACAATCCTTCAACATAATAAACGATAATACTAATTTATATATCTACGATACGTCAGCACTATTCTTTGTTCCACCAACCACACTACCATTATTATTTAAAGTGTAAGTATTGGAAGCACCTACTGATCTTAATGCTGTTCCATTACCTCCACCAACTCCGTTATCAGAACAACCAGCATCACATTGTCCTGTTGTACCATCTGCGGCATCGGCACTAGAATCTCCACCATCTCCACCTCGTTTATTAGCAGTTGTTGATCCATTACCACTAGAACCACCAGCAGTTCTCGTACCAGCATTTCCAGCTACTGCTGCAGCACCATCACCAAAATGACCACTACCTGCTGCTCCACCAGCTCCTACTGGCCAACCAGCACCACCACCTCCACCAGTTCCAGGATATGGGTGACCACCACCACCTTTTTCATCAAAGTAACTACCGCCACCACCTCCACCGCCACCGTATCCAGCACGAATGACTGCGGAAGAATTAACATTTATTACTGTCTTATTACTACTAGTTCCAAATTGAATACCTAAACCACTAGTACCTTCTCTACCATGTTTAATGTTACCAGCATCATTAGCTGGGTTATTACCTTTACCACCTTGACCACCAGCACCACGTAATCTAGCAGAATCACCAAGATCAATTACCATCTTTGTGGTAGAATCCCAACCAGTTCCAGTTCTCAACGCACATTTACCACGTTGAACTTCCTTAGCTGCTGCGTTTGCTCCATATCCACCAGATTCTGATCCTATCTCTTTATTTACATGTATGATTACTTTACTATTAGCATCTTTTTTAGTTGCATTAGTATCACCAACTACAACAACATTATCATTATTCCATTGAGCTCTGGCATTAACATGATAATCCGTATTCACATTATCATCCCAACAATTAACAACAACATTTAATTGTTTGCTATAAAAATCACTAAATTTAAGTGCTCCTGATGTTGGTATTCCAGTATCTAAAGGAAGATCACCTAAATCCCATCCTGTTTCATTAGTTGCATTTCTATAATTACCAAACTTATTATCCGTTGGATAACCAAATTCTGCTGCTATTTCAGAGAATTTTAAAAAAGTACCAGATGCTTTAATAGTCATTCTACACTGCTCCGTCCGTCACCTCTCTCCACGCACTTCCATTATATACATTTAATTTATTTGTACTTGTATTAAAGATCAATGCTCCAGCAACTAAACCAGTTAAATTACCTCTTCCAGTATTATCAAGTAGAGGTGGAATCATAAATCGGTTAGTTATATTAGCATCAGGATTACTACTTGTTCCTCCAGCAGAACTAAAATCAACTGTAGATTTTAATGTAGTAGTTCCTATACCCACTGAAGAAAGAACAGATGCTGAGTCTGGTACAGCAAATTTTACATCAGTAAACGTTTTATGAGTACAAACACCGACATTACCATCAGTAGTAACATAAAATCTTGCTCCATTAAGATTATTAACCTTTAACCTATCTCCACCAGATGTAAGACCAATTCCAATACCATCAGTAGTTTGTAATAAGGCAACAGTATTAACTCCCGCTGATGAATTTACCAATCCAGTAACATTACCAGTAAGATTACCAGTAACATTACCAGTAAATGCTCCTGCAGATAAAGTTAAACTACCACCAACAAGTAAATCATTTCCGCATGTAACATCACCTACAAAGGTTGATATACCTGATACATGTAATGGATATTCAGGTAGTGTTATACCAATACCTAACTTACCATCATTGGTAAGAGTCATTACTGGACTATTATACTTAGTCCAATAGAAATTTCCAATATTAGAAGCTTGATTGGTAGCATCTAAATTAAAATTAATATTACCAGTATCGTAATTTAATATATCTAATGATTTTCTTGTACTATAAGGGAATCCTACACTTTCATTACCATATCTTAGAGAACCATATTTCAAAGATAAATTATTAGTTCCTCCACCAAGACTAGCAACAGTTAATTCACCATACGCAGAAACCCCTATTCCAGTTGTTTGGAATTTAAGAGCATTGTCATAGAATAATT